CAGAAAGGTTTCTACATTAAGTTTGCTTCTAAAAGATACCCAATAGGATCTTTAAATATGAAAGACTTTGTAGAAGATTATCTACAGTATCAAGTGAAAGGTGGTTTTAGATATTCTGACAAGAAGAACCCTGTACCAATTGAAGGCAATGCTAGGCTCAATCAGTTTGGTAACATTACTGGCAGAAGAAGAGGGATAGTTAAAGGTAAGAACCAGTTCATTGCTACTATCAAAGGCATCACAGCAGTATGGGAGAGAGTGAGTAAAAGGGGTATCAAACCAATTATCTTACTGACACAGAACTTTGCTAAGTATGAGAAGAAGTATCCATTCTTTAAAGATAATGAGAAGTTTGTGAAGAAACACTTCAAAACAAATTTAAGAAATGCTTTTGCTAGAGCCAAAAGAAAGGCAGGAGTATAAATGACAGTTATATTACAGAAGTTATCCACAGAGTTATCCACAGGCCTTGAAACCCTTATCTACAGTGGCTTTCAGAGGATTGCCAATATCGTCCTCTGTAAGCCCCTATATATAGGTACTTTCAGGGGTATCTACTACGGGTTATTCCTGCTAGCCACAAGTTTTCTAGCGACAGGAACTATAAGTGTGGTTTATATCTGAGGTTTATCATGGCAACAATTAAAGAAGTAGCAGAACACCTAGACCTTTCATCTGTCAGGGTACATGACCTATTTAATGAGAATATCCTGACTAAATCAGGCAAATCAGGTGGCCAAGACCTAGATGATTGCAGAACTAAGTACATTAGGTATCTCAGGTCATTGTCTAAGGGCAAAAAACAGAACCAAGGCGATTTGAATGAAGAAAGAACCAGGCTCACTAAGTTGCAAGCTGACAGAGCAGAGTTAGAGCTACAAGAAAAAGAAGCATCCTTAATAGACATAGATAAAGTCATACAAGAATGGAATGACTATGTTTCCAATGTCAGATCTAAGTTATTAGCTATACCTGCCAAACTAGGACACAGGGTACAAGCAGCAGAAACCTATACAGAAGCAGAACAAATATTAAAAGAAGCAGTCTATGAGTGCTTGGAAGAATTATCAGAAGATGCAGAATCTGAAGCAAGTATATAAAACCCTAGCCGACACTTGGAGACCACCACCAGATCTTGCCATAGATTCTTGGAGTGATAGCTTTAGAAAACTATCATCTGAATCATCAGCAGAACCTGGACAATGGAGAACCGACAGAGTGCCATTTCAAAGAGAGATTATGAATGTCATAAACGATCCATCTATTGAAGAAGTCACTTTTATGAAGTCAGCTCAAGTTGGAGCAACAGAACTTATTCTCAATACCATTGCATATTACATAGATCAAGAACCTGCACCTATCTTAGTTTTGCAACCAACTCTATCAATGGCACAGACCTTCTCTAAAGATAGACTTGCCCCAATGCTTAGAGATACAACAAAACTTAAAGACAAGGTCAAAGATCCTAGAACCAGAGATGCAGAGAACACCACACTACACAAAAAGTTTCCTGGTGGTCATATTACTATAGTGGGTGCAAACTCAGCATCAGGCTTGGCTTCAAGACCAATAAGAATATTGTTATGCGATGAGGTGGATAGATATCCATTCTCAGCAGGCACAGAAGGAGACCCAATCAATTTGGCTAGAAAAAGAACTACCACCTATTACAACAGAAAGGTCATTATGGTTTCTACCCCAACCATCAAAGGCATGTCTAGAATAGAAAAAGCCTATGAGCAATCAGACCAGAGGGTTTATCATGTGCCTTGTCCAGAGTGCAATCAAAAACAACAACTCTTATGGAAGAATGTAATTTGGGAAGAAGGCAAACCAGAAACAGCATCATTGGTCTGTGAGCATTGTGGTTCAGTGATAGATGAAAGCAAAAAGCAATGGATGTTGATGAATGGAGAATGGCAGAAAACCAAAGAAAGCAATAAAGCAGGTTTTCACATATCAGAACTTTACTCACCTTTTAGAACCATCAAAGAGATAGTCCTAGACTTTTTAGAAGCTAAGAAGTCACCAGAGATGTTGCAAACATTCATCAATACTACACTTGGTGAAACTTTTGAGGATCAGGGTGAATCTATCCAAGCAGATCACTTGCTAGAAAGATGTGAAAACTACAATCATGAAGCTGTTCCTAGTGATATTTTATTCTTGACAGCAGGAGTAGATACACAGAAAGATAGACTTGAAGTACAGGTCTTAGGCATAGGTGAAGATTTTGAAACATGGGTAGTAGAATACAGAATCATTTGGGGCAATCCATCAACCAAAGAAACCTGGATGGAATTGGACACATATTTGAAATCTACATTTAATACCCAAGATGGCAGAAGGCTACCTATCGCCTGTACTTGTATTGATAGTGGTGGTTTGCATACCGATATGGTTTATGAGTTTACTAGACAAAGACAAGCCAGAAGAATCTTTGCTATCAAAGGTATGTCAGCACCAGGCAAACCAATTGCAGGGAAACCTAGCTTTGTCGGTAGAAGAAGAGCTGTGCTATATCCAGTAGGATCTGATACTGGTAAAGAATGGATTCATGCCAGGATAAATCATGAAGATAGGGTTTTGATACACTTCCCTAACACACTAGATGAAGAATACTTTAAACAGCTCTCTGCAGAAAAGAAAATAACCAAAATGTATAGGGGAAAAGAGACTGTGGTATGGAAACAGACCAGAAAAAGAAATGAAGCCCTAGATACGATGATATATGGTGTGGCAGCAGCTTATATACTACAACCCAACTTTGAGGCACTAAAAACAGCACCAAAACCAACAAATATAGAAAAAAATGTAAAAAATCAAGAGCCATCTGTTATTATTAGGAGAAGATTACAAAGGAAAACTCCAAGAAACTTTGCAACTTCTTGGAAGGACTAGCCTTATAATCTAGAATATAGACATTATATGGCAAACTTATTTGACAGAGCAAACTATCCGACACAAGAACCTGACCTTTTAGTCATTGGTGATAGGTGGACATGGAGAAGACCAGACTTAGTAAACGATTATCCAACTGCTGACTATGCCCTTACTTATGAATTTCATGAGGATTCAGGTGGTGGTGGTTCACATAAATTTACACTAACAGCAACAGAAACATCAGATGACTATATTATTGAGATAGCAAGTGCGACCACTGCTGCTTATGCTACTGGTGATTTTCATTGGTATGCTTTTATAACTAGAAGCAGCGATAGTGAAAGAATAGCAGTAGATGAAGGTATTACAAAAATAGAGCTAAACTTTGCTGATACCAATGCTGATCACAGAAGTCATGCTAAGAAAGTGCTAGATGCAATAGAAGCTGTCTTAGAAAATAGAGCATCACAAGATCAGATGTCTTATTCTATTGCAGGCAGATCATTGTCCAGAATGTCAGTCACAGATCTCATGACTTTTAGAGATAGATACAGAGCAGAATACAATCAAGAACTTAAGAAAGCCAGAATCAAAAATCATCAAGACACTGGTAACACAATCAAAGTAAGGTTTTAACTATGGCAATTTGGGACAATATATTCAAACAAAGAAAAAGAACTAAAAGAAGCTATGCAGCAGCAAAGCCTCATAGGCTATTTAATGATTTCAAAGCAACTTCTTCTTCAGCAGATTCATCAATAAGATTCAATCTGAGAGCCTTAAGAGACAAGTCAAGAGATCAAGCTAGAAACAATGACTATGCCAAAAGGTATTTGCAATTACTGGTAACTAATGTTATTGGTCAAAATGGTATCAGATTGCAATCAAAAGCAAGAGATCCTAATAATCAACTAGATATGGTTGGTAACAATCTTATTGAAAGAGAATGGAAAAAGTGGTGCAAGAAAGGTAATTGCACAGTAGATGGCAGACTATCATTCTTGGATTGTCAAAAATTGTTTATGGAATCATTAGCCAGAGATGGTGAAGTTTTAATTAGATATTTCAATACTGGTAATTCAGAAGACCCATTTAGAATACAGTTCTTAGATGCTGATTATCTAGATGAGGAAAAGAATCAATCACTAAACAACGATTCTGAAATCATCATGGGTGTGCAAATAGACAAGTTTGGTAAGCCAGAACTTTATTGGATATTTAGCGAGCATCCACATGACACCTACTTCAAAACCAGAACCAGACAACACCAAAAGGTAGATGCAAAAGAAATCCTACATGCTTATATGCCAGACCGAGCAGAACAAACTAGAGGCGTGCCTTTCATGTCAACTGCTCTTAATAGACTGAAAATGCTTGATGGTTATGAAGAAGCAGAATTGGTAGCAGCTAGAGTAGGTGCTTCTAAAATGGGTTTCTTTACTTCTCCTGCAGGT